TGCCAAGGAAGCCTGTCAGAAGATGGAAGTAGAGATTGACGACCAGCTCCTCGACACGAAGTTCCCCGAGAAAAGAAAGAAAGCTCTCAGGTCAGGCCTTCATCTTGGAACGGGCGTAATTAAGGGTCCCTTGGTTACTGTCAAAGAGACGAAGAAGTGGAAACCGGTCAACGGGCAATACGTCCTCGATACCAGATCAGTGAACAGACCATACCTTGAGGATGTCCGCCTATGGGATTGGTACCCTGACATGACGGCCACCGATATTGACCAGTGCGAAGGATTCTTTCAGCGCCACGTTATGACCAAACACGAAGTCCGGAAACTGGCGAAAAGGGACGACTTTAACACCGATGTTATCAACGATTATCTTCGCGTCAACCCTGATGGAGATTGTGTCTTTAAGACATGGGAATTGGAGCTGCAGAGTATCACTTCCGAAGAGGGTCAGCAAAAGAAGGGCAGAAAATACGAAGTCCTCGAGTATTGGGGTTATGCCGACGCGAGAGACCTTGAAGAATGTGGCGTGACTGTCCCTGAAGAGAAGCAGGGCGAAGAACTGCAGGTCAACGTCTGGCTCCTGGGAGACAAGGTTATAAAAGCCGTGCTCAATGGGACCCCGAAAGAGGAACAGCCGTATCACGTCTTCTATTTTGAGAAAGACGAGACCAGTATCTTTGGCAAAGGCATCCCGAGGATTATGCGGGACTCTCAGGTAAATCTCTGCGCGGCCTGGAGAATGGCGCTGGACAATGGTGCTATTTGCTGCGGTCCACAGGTAGAGGCCAATACAGACCTCCTTGACGATGATCAGGACCTTGAATCTTTTCGACAGTTCAAAATATGGCTCAGAGACGGCCAGGGAAATAGCGCAGGATTCCCTGCTTTAAGGATCTATAATTTAGAATCTCACATCAACGAGTATCTGGCGATCATCAAACAGTGTCTTGACTTCGCAGACCTCGAGACGGCTTTTCCCACCTACATGCTCATTGAACCGGCGTCGGCCGGCAACGAAACAGCGCAAGGGGCGTCGATCAGAAGCGGGACGGTCAACATCACCGTCAAGGATATTGCCAAGAACTTCGACGATTTCAATTCCGGGATCCTCGAGGGTCTTTACGCCTGGAACATGGAATTCAACGAGGACGAGTCAATCAAGGGCGACTACGCTGTAGAAGCCAAGGGAGCGTCGAGTCTAGTCGCCAAAGAGGTAAGGGCTCAGATACTCACGCAAAACGCTGTCCTGATAGAGAAATACCAAGCCTGGATACCGGAATATGAATATCTCAAAGAACTTTTCAAGGCCATGGATATGCCGGTTAAACTCCGGACTCAGGAAGAGCATGACCTCTGGATTCAGCAGAATACAGATCCCGCAGCCCTGCAGCAGAAGATGGACATGATACAGGCCCAGATAGAGGAAATGAAGTCCAAGTCAATCAAAAATCTTGCCATGGCGAAGAAACAGAACATCTCAGCCATCAAAGAAGCGACAGGATCGGAAGAGGGACAAGAAGTACCATCGCCTCCTGTTCCAACTACTTCTCCGGAAGAGACACAGGCAAAGATTGAAGAAATCCATTCCAAAACGGTGAAGAATTTGACGGCCGCACACAAAGACGAGGTTGCAGCGGAAATGCTGGCGAAGGGACCGCAAGAACCGAAGAAAGAGGAGAAACATGAATAAATTTAGGAGGATATTGAGAAAAGTGTTGTGTTTAATTGGCCTTCATGAAGTTGAAGAAACATGGGGAATATACAGGGTGGGTAGCTGTATCCATTGCGGTACAAAGGGTATGTGGTTTTGACACATCAAGGAATGGGTTCACATCAGAGCGCACGGATGATAAAAGACGAGTGGTTAACTCCGCCTGAGATCATCAAAGCCCTTGGCCCCTTCGATCTTGACCCCTGCGCCCCCGTAAAACGTCCTTGGGACATGGCGGAAAAGCATTACACGATAGAAGACAACGGCCTTTCAAAACCGTGGTTCGGTCGCGTGTGGTTGAATCCTCCCTACGGCCTGCAGGCGGAAGTGTGGTTAAAGAGGTTGGCAGAACACAAGGACGGTATCGCCTTAATCTTTGCCAGAACTGAAACGGAGATGTTCTTTTCTGAAGTATGGGCAAAAGCAACAGCTTTGTTGTTCCTCCAGGGAAGACTCTATTTTCATCGTGTGGACGGTACAAGAGCGACTGGGAACTCCGGGGCTCCATCGGTTTTGATAGCATACGGACAAGAGAACGCAAGGATCTTGAGGGAATCAAAATTGAAAGGCGTATTTGTTGAAAATTGGAAACAGGGAGGAATATTATGAGCCTAAAAACCCGCAAAGCAAAATCAGCCCTCGAAGCCACAATCAAGAACCACATGGCCACCAACGAGCTCTTTCGTTCCGAATTTCTGGAATGGATAGAGATGCAGAAAGACATCTACGTCAACTTCCTCATCGGAGAAAATAACGAGATCACCCGGGGCAAGATTCAAATGCTGGATGACTTGCATGGTATTGTAACCCGAGGGGCGTAGATGGTCACAAAAGTATGTTCTAAATGCGGGGAAGAGAAGCCGTTGACAAGGAAATTTTGGTATAGGGATGGAAAGGGATTTCGCTCGTGGTGTAAAAATGTTGGAAAATTTTGAATCACTTACACTACGAAAAAAATAAAGAACATTATTTGCAATTAGCAAAGCAATGGGCACAAAACCATTCTGAAGTAAAATACCCACATAGCAACGCATACCATAGGGCCTACAGGAAAAGACATTCAGAATCTATAGCAGAATATAAACGAGAAGCAAAATTCAGATTGGTAGACAGTTATATTAAAGACCGTCTGTCCCAAAGTGGCATAAAATCCCCATCTGCCGAGTTAATCCAGCTTAAGCGCGAGCAAATTATCATGAAGAGAAATATCAAAAAAATAAAGGAGATGTTGAATGAATCAGATAATAGACATGTTTCAGAAAAGCAATCGTAGAATGGATCAGATCATTTCCGGCAAGTACGACCGTAGCCAGCTCCAGGATGCTCAAAAAGAGTTTGACGGCCAGGTAAGGCTCATCAATGCGGTCATTCAGGCGTTTGCTGTTCAGGCAAAGAACAAGCGAGCTAGTTTAGCTCTGGGAAAAATGAACATCCTCGATGAAGATACGGCTATCAATTTGGGCCTACCAGACGGGGACATGATAAAATGTCCCGAGAAAGAGCAGCTTATAAAACGAGAATACTGTCTTGATTATTCAGGTACGCACTTGGAGGATTGCCGGTCATGCAATCATTTTTCCGCGAATAGAACCAAACTTTTAGGCAGCCAGTCGGGAGAATAACAGACTTGCACCCGATAGTATCACGTACTACCTGATTCAGATTTATCTTGACAGGTATTGAAATATTGAGTATAGGATAGGTAGGATGATCGACAGAGAAACAACAAAACACATCAAAGAGGCATTTGCCGCCGCGATCAAATATCTTAGGAAGGAGAAGGTTCTTTCTGAGGATTTCGTCGGAAAGTTTCAGGTAAATTGCAACTCAGGAGGGGTAACATCCGTTGAAACGAACATAGTAAGCAAATAGTTTTCGGTTAGACTTTTTACTCTTCTTTGGAAGAGATCATTAAGACCCGAATTTTTAGAAGAACTTTGTCTTTGGCCAATGCCATGGAGGGTTCTTCCGAAGATTCGGGTTTTTTATTACGAATTGGAGGACACATGCCAGGAGATGCAAAAGCAGTCGAAACACCCAATACCAATCTTGGAGCAGAGGGTACCGACGCTCAGTTTGAGAGCAGTTTTAACGAGGCCGTAGAGGGTAAAACTCCCGAAGAAAAGCCTGCCGAAACTCCTCCTGAAAAGGAAGAGGGGGCAGACACGACAGGAGAAAAGCCCGAAGCGGAAAAACAGGCAGAAGAAGACGCCGCCAAACTCGCAGAAAAAACAGGCTCCCAGGAAGAAGATGAAGAGGACTATAAGCAGAAGTACAAAACTCTTCAGGGCATGTTCGATAAGGAAACAAAGGCGCTTCAGGAGAAGTTAAAAGAGCTTGAGGGGAAGATTGTTGCTCCTCCTGCCAAGGAAGAACCCTCGAAGAAAGACGACTCTGAGGAACTGACCAAACTGTTGGAAGGTGACGACGAGATCAAATCTTTCCTCGAAGAGTACGACTACCTCGGAGGCCCGTTGCTCAAGATTGTCGGGAAGGTTCTCGCGAACAGTAAAAAAGATGGAGCAGGTTCCAGTCAGGAAGAAATTAACCAGGCCGTAACTGTCGCGGTACATTTTGCCACCATTCAGGCGATTCACCCCGATTACAACGAGATCACCAAAGCGGAAGAGGGTAAGCCATCGGAACTTAAAAAGTTCGTTGATACCTATTCCGGGTCGGACAAACAGCAGATTGAGGACGCCTATAACCACGGAAACGCTCAACAGGTTATCGATCTGGTGAATCTCTACAAGAAATCGAAGGAAACGCCGGCAAATGACGACCTGAAGCAGAAGAGAGACAAAAAGCTTGCCGACCTTGCCGCGGTACCCAAAAAGGATGGAGCCATCAACACCAATGCGAAAGGAAAGCCCTCGACCTTTGAAGAGGCCTTTAACCAGGCAGCGGAAGCAGCAAAGTAGCAGCAGCGATCACGCGCCAATGGTGCGCGACGCATACTATCAGGAGGTTAAACCATGAATACATACGGCGATATAGGTGTAGTAACAGCCGGTAACGTATCAGTTGAATTTTTGAAACGAGGTCAGCCTTATCTCTGTCTGGAGAAATTCGGCCAGAGCAAGCCCCTACCCGGTAACAAAACGATGTCGATGCCCTTCAGGAGATACAATTCTCTTGCGCTTGCTACGACTCCGTTGACGGAAGGCGTGACTCCCAAGGGCAAAAAGATCAGCGTAACAGACATCACCATGAACCTGAACCAGTACGGCGATCTGGTAGAGATCACCGACGTTGTGGCCGATACCCACACGGACCCTGTTATTCAGCAGATGCTCCCCGTCTTGTCTGAGCAGGCCGCAAAAACGGTTGAGACGGTTCGCTATGGCGTCCTCAAGGCATGTACCAACAAGTTCTATGCCAACGGTACAGCCAGAAGCTCGGTCAACACCAAGATCACTCTGGCGAAACTTCGGAAGGTAGTAAGGGCGTTGAAACGTCAGAACGCCTCGATGATTACCACGGCAATCAAGAGCACACCCAATTTCAACACGGAAAGCGTTTCTCCTGCTTTTATCTGCGTCTGCCATACCGACTGCGAAACCGATGTCCGGGCTCTTACCGGTTTCATCGATGTTAAAGACTACGGCAGTACGACTCCCTACGAGAACGAAATCGGCTCTTGCGAATCCGTCCGGTTCCTCATCAGCAACATCTTTGAACCGTATCTCGGAGCAGGTGGCGCAGTAGGCGACATGATTTCCTCTGCAGGTGTCGCGGCCGATGTCTACCCGTACATCTTTATCGGAAGAGACGCCTATGCAATTTCGGCGCTCAAAGGGGCATACGCAATCACCCCGTCCGTCATCAATCCTTCACCGTCAAAGAGCGATCCCCTCGGACAGAGAGGAAGCATTGCCTGGAAGACCATGCAGGGCGCTTGCATCCTGAACGATCTCTGGATGGCGGTCTGTGAATGCGGTGTTGAAGAATTAGTATAAGGAGACTCATAAGTGGCTAAGTTTAAAGGACAAATAATAAACTGCATGACTTGTGGACGGGGATTCAAAGTGTCCCCATCCAGAGTTGATACAGCAAAATATTGTTCAAACGAGTGTGCAAACCCCAACCGTGGGCCGAAAGAGGCGAAGGTTGAGGTTGTCTGCGCTCACTGCCAAAAGCCATTTATGGAATTTCCCTGCCATGCGGAAAGGCGTCTTTATTGCTCCAACGAGTGTAGATACGCCTCAGAAGAGTACCATCAAAAATTAACAGAAGTTATGGGAACAGGCTCGGACAATAGAAACTGGAAGGGCGGAAGGGTAAGACATTCTGACGGTTATAT